AAATGAAAGATCATAAAGGATTTTTACCGTTTGCCCCAGGAAAAGCATTATTATTAGATGTGGGTAATACACATGCTGTGTATAATAATAGTGATGAAGATAGATACCATATAATAGTACATGGTAAAATAACAAAAGAATTTAAAGAGTTGGTAGAGCATAGTTATGCGAAAAATGGGCCTAAATAAAAACTATGTAGTTGCAATATTTGATGATCCTAAGTTTGCATCAAGAAATATGACTATACAACAAAAACGTAAAGAGATTACAGAATTTTTTACAAGATTTAAGTACTTTGGTCCTATAATCTACGGAAACTCTGTAAATGAAGTATTAGATAAAGCTTTAGAACATGACGTAGACTATTGTATAGTTCAAGCAGTAGGTCATATAGTACGAGAGGGTTCTTTTTTTAAAATTATAGAAAAATGGATGGATAAGAAAAACTTCTTTGTTACAGGTCATATTATGGATAAAGAAACTCCTAATAGTAACTGGGCAGAAGGTAATGGGTATTATGGACTACATAAACAGTGTATATTAGTTAATTTAAAATATTATGAAAAATTTGACAAACCTGTATGGGGTGAAGCAAAACATAAAATAGATAAACCAGAACATTTAGCAGCCGCTAATAGGCATGTTAAAGACATACACGATGATTATACTCCTTTGGCTTTAATGCCTACAGAAGAAACTAAAGTATGTACGCCATTAGTAGATGGTTGGAATTTTATAAACACAAGTTTAGAAAATGGATTAACTGTATATAATTTTCATCCTAAAGTTAGAGATGCAAAAGAATTTGTATATCCTACCAGTAGTATACAAGATCTACAAACTCAACTGTCATGGGTAAATAACATAGTAAACTATGCACCACAATGTGTATTTTTATGGAATACTGAAACATATTTAGATTTAAAATATTGTAAAATACAAGAACCAGTTAGACATTTATACACATTAGCAGCCAGTTTTAAACCTCATATTATATTAAATACTTTTAATTTTGAAGATGATGCAATTGTTAACTTTTATGACTATAGTAAACCAGCATTAGCATATAAAAAAATGATGTTAACTCAATGGAATGGAGAAGATTACCCTTCATTTATAAATTGGGCAAGAAAAAAATATCAATTTAATGAAACGCACGGTACTCTTACAGAAAATGAAACAGATGATTTCTTGTGGAAAAGAGAAATATCTTGGTGGGGCGGAGAAGATATTATTAAAGAACATTGGAAAAGATATAAAAAATTAAAACATACTTGGACTCATGTTGATATTTCAAAAGATTGTACACCTATAACTAATAAAATTGTAAATGAGCCTGGTAGTGTTATATGGTGGAGTAATGCTTTTCATACAGTAAATGCTCACTATCTTCATGGCTTAAAAGGTGTTACAGAAAGTTATAATAATTGGATAAAAGAAATTAAAACAAATAATCCTGATATGTGGATACTTGGTAAAGATTTCTTAGATAGACCTATAGAAGGAGGTCAAATAAAAGACTATGTTATTAAAAGCTAAAACAAGATTAGAGTTTGATAATAGCTGGGTTAGACAATTAAAATTTGTAGAACATACAGATCAAGATCTTGCAGGACATGTAGATGCTATATCTATAAAAAGTGAATCAGGTAGTGTATTTGATTTTTATAGGTCTAACCCTTTAGAGAATCCTGATGATTTTAAATATACTGCTTTATATGATAAAATACCACAAGTTAAAAAGTTAGTAGATTATTTTCAACTGCAAACTACCAGAGTGCGTATACATAGACAACTTCCAGGTCAAGAAATACCTTTACATACTGATGGTAATAATACGGCAGTGAAAGATAAAAATGATTACATGATTAGAAGTATTACTGCACTAACAGCTAGTAAAGATTTTACATATAAATTCATAGACACAGAAAAGAAACGTAGAGTTCAATGGCTAAAACAAGGAGAAACAATATTTTTTGATCCTGATTTAGTAGCTCATGGAATGTTAAATGAGTCAACTACAGAAACTAGATATGCATTGGTACAGATATTTAAGTTATACCCAGTCACAGCTTGGGCAAGAGATTTTATAAGTACTGAAAAAGTAGTAACAATATGAATATAGACTTTGGTACAGCATTTCATAAACCAAATGGTAATGCAGTAAAAGTAACTATTAATGAATTTAGAGATAAACTATATTTGCACATAAGAGATTATACAATGGATGGAGATACAGGACAATGGTTTCCTACTAAGACAGGATTCTCTATTCCAGCAGACGAAGTTAGCTCTTTAATACCTTTATTAAATGATGCAGCAGAAGCAGTAGCTCAAAGGTATATATGGAATAATCAATTAGAATTGGAATTTGAAGAAGTGGAGAATGAATATGAGTATTAAAGCTTGGAATGATGAGCAAGAAGCTGAATTAACTAGGCTTTATCTTGAAGAAGAAATTAAAGATGTACATGAATTGGCATCTATATTTGAAAAAGGATATAGAAGTGTTATAAGTAAATTAGTACAGCTTAAAATATATGAAAAACCTGAATTAGACGAAGAAGATAAGTCATTAACTGTTAAAGTTATGCTAAGAGAGTTAGAAGAGATTCTGGGTGTAGAAGTGGTAGGGACTAATTTAAATAAAAAAGAAAATTTAAGTAAGTTATTAGAAGCTATCAAAAAGAAGATTGGATAATGGGAACACTTAAACCAGGTGTACCATTAATATATGAACGAGTAGATGGTGTCGTGTATGGTAGATACCAAGGAACAACAGATAGATTTAAAATTGGAGAAGATATGAGACCAATATCACCAAATGATATAAGACGGGAACCACAAACAATTGGTTGGGACTCTACTGCTGGACATGGCCATAACCAATACACAAAAGAAGAGATTGAAAATCTAGGTTTTAAAGTAACAATGGAACGTCAAGAAGATGGTTCTATAAGTATTGGGCCTAAAACAAGTGTCTATAAGTTTAGTGAAGACAAACTGATAGAAGAGTTTACAGACTATATTGATAGTACTTATGCATCACACTATAATATCAATAAGATTCAATCTATGGAAAATATTATAGATAAAGGTCATGGCACTGGATTCTGCATGGGAAATGTAGATAAATATGCAAGTAGATATTTAAATAAAGGTACGAGAGATGATGCTCGTAAAGATTTAATGAAGGTGTTACACTATGCACTTCTTCAACTATACATACATGATAATAACTTATAAGGACTAATCATGAAATATATCGTAGATATTGATGGTACTATCTGTCGTGCACATCAATTGCCCAGTGGTAAATGGGATTATGAAAATCATACACCTATTGACGGAAGAATCACCAGAATAAACAAGCTATATGAAGAGGGTCACACTATTAAATATATGACTGCAAGAGGAGCAGTTAGTGGTGTTGATTACTATGAAATGACTAAAAATCAATTAGATAGTTGGGGTTGTAAATACCATGAATTATCAGTAGGAAAAAAGGAACATTACGATATATGGGTAGATGACAAAGCTCATAACTCGGAAGTATTTTTTAAATGACTACAAGTATGAAATGGTTTGCTAATCAGTGGAAAACTCAAGAAGTTGATGAAACTGTGGTAAACAGAGTCTTAGCAGCTAAAAATGTATTAGACATTGGTTGCGGTCACAATCCTTATAAAAAATTTGCTACAGGTAAGTTTTTAGGTATTGATGCTTATATTGATACAGCAGATAAACATATAGATTTTTTAAATTTTAAAACTAAAGAAAAGTATGACCTCATAATTTCTTATGGAGTTTTTCACTTTCATAGTTTAGATTTAATAGATATGCAACTTAAAAAAACTATGAAGCTACTTACTCCAGATGGTGTGCTATGTATGAAAGTAAATCCTAACTGTCCTAATTTTGATGGTTCTATATTACCGTGGTACAATAAATGGACAAAATCTCTTGCTTACCACTATGGGGAAGTGTATAATAAAAAAGTTACAAATATGAGGGAAAGCACTCGTGGGAGATTTAAATGGGAATACGAATAAATGCCAGAAATTATAGCACTACTTTCAGGGACTTTTTATGGACTACTAATAGGCATAATTCCTGGAGCAGGCGCTACTACTGGTCTTATTTTTCTATTTAGCTTTATTACACTATTTCCAGATCCATATTTAGCTGTTATTTTTGTTATGGCAGTAGTTGCAGCCAGTACTACAGGAGATACATATACAGGAGTACTATTAGGTATTCCAGGTGCTAATTCAGCTGCTGCAACAATGATAGATGGTTTTCCTCTTGCGCTACAAGGTAAAGCTACATATGCTATTAGTGCTGCTGTTACAACATCTACTATAAACGGTTTACTTTGGGGATCACTTACTTTTTTTTTATTACCTTGGTATACTAATTTAATACTAATATTTGGAGTACCTGAGTTATGGGCTTTTACTATGTTAGCACTGGCTACAGTAACTTTTATAAGCAATAAATGGTGGGTCAGAGGATTAATTGCACTTGCTACAGGAATCTTTATTGGTATGATAGGAGTAGATCCTAATACAAATGCTGATAGATGGACTGGTGGCTGGGAATATTTAGGAGCTGGAGTACAATTACTTCCAATGATAGCAGGTTTATTTGCTATTCCTGAACTTATTGATGGTCTTGCAAGAAGAAGAAACACTGCTGATTCTACTATATCAAACGGTAGACAAACTATAGAAGGTATAAAAGCTGTATGGAATAATAAATGGTTAGCTCTACGTGGAGGTTGTATAGGTGCTTTTATAGGAGTACTTCCTGGTCTAGGTGGTGCAATGGCAGACTGGATGGCTTACGGTCAAGCAGTAGCTACTACTAAAAATCCGGATGTTCCCTTTGGTAAAGGTAATATAAGAGGAGTTATTGGGCCAGAAGGTGCTAATAATGCACAGAAAGCTACCTCAATGATTCCTACAGTATTATTTGGAACCCCTGGGGCTCCTTTTGCAGCAATTATTATTGGATTGTTTGCATATTTAGATTTTGAACTGGGTACTGTTGATTTAGCAATGGATACCAAGTTTTTTGATAGTATGCTATTTGGATTCATGATGGCTACTATACTTGTAGCTATACTGTGTATACTTTTAACTAAGTATATAGCTAAAATTGCTAATGTACCTTATAAATACTATTTTCCTCTACTATTAGCTTTTATAGTACTTGCTTGTGTTCAATATACAGGAGGATGGGAAGACTATGCTATACTCATAGTTTGTTCTGTGATAGGTATATTAGCTAAAAAATTCAAGTTTTCAAGACCTGCATTATTATTTGGTTTTATACTTGCAGAGAGAATTGAAGCACTGAGTATACAAATGTATGGTATGTATACTTTTGATAGGTTACTTACAAGACCTATGTTTTGGACACTGATTGGTGTTATTTTTATTATATTGGTTTGGGGATTATCCAAACGTAACAAGTTAGAATACGCGTAAAAAAGGAATATTAATGAAACGCTTACTATTATCTGTAGCTGCTGCTGCTATGCTCGCTACATCTGCTGTAGCAGATTATACTTTTGTGGTACCACAGCGAGCTGGTCAAGGTACCACCGTATGGGCAGAAATTATTGCAAAAGAACTAGAACCTTTCTTAGGAGAGTCTATTACTATCAAAATGCTGCCAGGAGCAAGAGACATTCCTGGATTTAATAAATGGCATAATGAAATGCGTGATGATGATAAAACTGTGATGGTATCTCACGGAGGAAATGGTGTATCATTTCTACAAGAAAATGTAGATTATGATTACCGTGAATACGATAGTGTAGGCAT